TAAATCTTGCGCATACTCGACCCACAGAATGGGCAATCAACGTCATGTGGTTCATTTATTTTTAACTCCTTGTCATAGCGAGCATTAGCCTCGCATAACTCGTTGTCGCACTCGAACTCATATATTGGCATTAGCACATGTCCTGCATGGGACTTCCTTCAACTTCCACGATCCACACGATGTGCATCTTTCAGGCTCTAATTGTACCGAGTCTTGCTGTATATCTGCGTAACCAGCCCGTAAGAGTAGTTGGACAAGTTCGCCAAACCTCATGAACGCTAGATACTCAGGAACGGCTTCCTGTGAGTCTCCTTGTCCGTTCATTCTAGCCACCACGAAATGCAGTTCATTGTGAACCGCAGCTCTTTTGGCTGCTTGTCTCAACCACTCCATTGGAGCGAAGGTACTGCGACTTTTTATCTCGCAGTCAAACGGGACATTGATCACGTCTTTGCCGTTCCCTCGCTGCACCGCTGCTCCTTGCCACCATTGCGATAAATATTCCGCAACGCTTCTCTCGGACTTATAGCCTCGATGCTTCCTGCTCTGGGACATAGATTAGGTTATGCCTTGCCAGCAGAATTTACTATGCCACAGTCTTCACAAATCCACTCATTACGCAAGTAACGCTGTCTAATTTGTGTGCGGTTTGGGAACTTATTACATAACTGACAGATAAGCTTGTAACCCAGTTCTTCTAACAGTTCTGCATTAGCCCTAAGATTGGCTTGCTGTTCTTCATTAGGGAATTGTTCCCACTCACCATCTTGATTCAAGAATGTAACGTGTCCCATTATTCAGCCCTCGGCTTCCATGATCCGTCAGCTGCAATTGAGTACCAGATAGGGTCGCAGTAATTCGATGTGCCATGAGGAGGATTGCACTTCCACATGCCCCACGGCTTGCCTGCTTTACTCGTGCCAGTCCTCCATACACGAGCCCCATGAGTGCAACTCTCCTCGGGCGTTGTGCCTCCAAGTACCGATTGCACCATCTCGACTGCTTGTTCTACTGTCGCTACTGGTGTTGCTTCCCATTGTGTCCATGGATCATCTGCCTTTGCTACTGGGACATACTGTTCTGTGGTCTCTTTCATCTTTGCCTTGACTTCTGCAATCGATGTTACAACTGCTTGCTTTGCAGCGACTTTTGCCATTTCTTCTCGGCTAGGGCGCTTTCCCTTTGTCGCATAGCCTGCCGAAGCGAGAGCACGACCAATCGCAGACGTTTCACAATTTTCGAGAGCTGAAGTAGCATTGACTCCACGCCCCTGTACCGTTTCTTCCGCGAGCCCAGAACTCCAAGGGTGTTGATCAACCTCAGTTCTGTATATGTAAGCCTGTACGATAAAACGTGTAGCACTTGCTTCAACCAACCGTGTGTCAATACGTCCATCTGGGTGATCCTTCCAAAACTTAATAAGTCGTTCTTCAACTGTCTCGTAATCTTGTAGGTTAAACATATAGGTCATTCTCCTCGGTATGTAATTGACCACTTATGGCAGCGTAGCCACAGAGATCGACGAAATGATCTGGCTTTGCAGATTCCATACTTCTCGCGATTTTGACCAATGCCATACACATCGCCACTTGATAATCTGTAATTGGCATTTCGAGGTATGAGCTCCAGAATGCTGCTGTCCTTTGCATATTGTCGCTAGGGTGACCGTAATCAAGTCCTCGGTCTTGGATAGTAGCTCGCGCTTCGTTGAGGTAGTCTCTAGCATTCATCGACCCACCTGCTCTAGCTGACGCTGTGTCTTTCTTAAAGCAATACGCCCCGCAATCTTGCCGTGTTCGTGTCCCTTTGAGTAGCCAATGAGGAAGCCAGTAAATGCACCGACTAGCCCCATCAGGACAAGTGCTTGATCTGTGTTCATTTTGAGCCCTTCTGTACCCGTACTTCGTGTACGTCAAAAGTATTACAGCAGATGCAGGCGACAGAAGCCAAACTTGTATAACGAAACGGTAACGATTTCATCGACTGTCTCGTCTCCGAAGTCTGGTCTAGCGAACCCTTCCATAGACCTTGCCTTGGACAATGAACGTGCCGTTCTTTTCGATGTGAATTATGTCCACCTGCACGTTAGAACTCTTTACATACATGATGGCAAAGGCTTGCTGCCAATTAGCCGTTCCCTTGACGTATCCAGCCTGTCTAAAGTCCATGAGATTACCTACCTCAACACCGTGCAGAACACGCCCTATACGGCCTCCAGAGGCTTCTGTGAAGGCGCTACGCCCTGCTCTGTGAGTATGTCCTGAGATGACGTTCTTGCCATGCCTACGGGCTGCTTCAAGGGCTGAAAGACCGCCTAGTTGCTTAATAGGCGTATGGTCGCCGTGGACTGCAATCCAGTTAGGAGCAATGGCCATTGGGTTCTTGTGGAAGGTTATGCCTAGTTCGTCAAACTTCATGAACTTCTCAAAGCGCAGCTCTGGCAGGCTGAGGAAGCTAGGAATCTTCTTCATAATTATGTTGTAAAGACGGTCTGTGTGGTTAGATCGTATGCAGTCTGTAACGCCTAGTTCCCAGAGAAGCTGCACACACTGGTCTCGGTCATCGCCAAGGGTCTGCTCATAGGCTTGTGGCGTACCTTCTGACCACTTGCTTATTGTCTGGAAGTCAATCTCGTCACCAATGGTAACTGTCTGGTCTGGCTTAAAGGTCTTGAGGAATCGAGCTATGTTCTGAGTTACATGTACGTCCTCGTAGGGAACTTGCAAGTCGCTCAGGATTACGATTTTCTTCATCAGTCCTCGTCATCGTCCTCATAGGGATTACCCGATATTTTCTCGATGGGCTTGACTGGCAGAATCCAGTCAGGATAGGACTCACGATCTAATAGAAGCCAGAAAGCCATATCAGTAGAGAAGCCAGCCTTGCGCAAACTGGTGTAATAAACGTGCAGAGCAATGCAGTATTGGTCTAAAGCTGAATAAGCATCTAGGTCAATGACCTTCTTAGTTCTTGCCATGAGATAAGTGTTACTTACCTAACATCTCGATTATTGTATCGACACGCACTTCAAGGCGATTGACCTGATCCTTGATGCTGGAGCCACCGTTAGGCTTTAGCTCTGTCAGGTAATGCTTAATCATGAACTGGGTATATGAAGCAACACCACCAAGCACAGTGACAACACCCACAGCCCAAGCAGCATAATCTACAGCTGTCATTTTTTAGGCGTGGCGTATCCAAAGACACCTGCGACAAGTGAGCCAAGGATTGCACGATAGTCCAGAGCAAAGTTTGAGGTTGTACCCCATACTGCTAGGAACGCTCCTATTGACATTAGGTAAGGGTTCTTCATATTCATGCTGTGCCGCCTATCATTGGGATATTAAAGAACGAATCATCTGAATCGCCCTTTTTAGTGAAAGAAATATGGCAATGCTTAGTGTGCGGGTTAATTCCAGAATACTTCCGCCAACGCCACCCCATGCGAGACGATGCGATGCGACCATTGAAGATGATGTAAGAGATTCTCTTATCTCCACGTTTCGCTGCAAGTCGAATCTGATCTGCAAGGTCAGGCATGAGGTCTGGCTTTGCTTTACCAGATAAATCCCTGTCAATGTCAATCGCTCTGACGATACCTGCTGCATCAGGATTGTGGTCAGAAGGACGTGTCGAATGACGTACATCGCCAATCCAGCCGTCCGATGATCTATCCCTATCTGCGCCGTAAGTGTCATCTACTTGGAGTCTAAGCTGTTGTCCTGCTTTGCAAAGTATCGGCTTCACAGCTAGCACACTCCCACTTCTTTTTAGTATTAAGAAATAATGAATCATGAGAGCACTCAGGCATAGGAGCTATAAACGCATCATCTACTGCATCGTAGGTGTAGCCAATCCCTGCGTAGTTGTAACGAATTTTGCCGTTGTAAGAAGTGCGCAAGCAAGTCTGTCCCTTAAATTGACTGTACCAATCCTCAGTGGATTGACCCTCAATAAGTTCATTCTCGTCAATGCCAGTAATAACTTCAGTAACTATGCCATCTGTAATAAATGCGTAATGTGCCATTATGACCAACTCACATTTCCAGAGCCAGCAGTCAAGGTTGTACGCTTGAAACCGCCTGATGCTCCACTTGTTGTACCTGTTAATCCTGCACCAATAGTTATTGTTTGTGTATCTGGGTATTTAAGAATTACAACAC